CGTCTCGCATCTTCTTGATCGTGTCTTCGATGCTGAGCCCGCCGCCCATCCGGACGTCCAGGAATAGTTTGACCCACTCCTGCTTCTCGAGCTCGGTGAGCATGTCCCAGGGTTTCATCTGACTCTCGCTTTCTCCGAACTTTTCGGGGACACCCTCTCGCTTCTCATGTCGAGAGAGTCTCGTCGAACTGTTCGGGTCGGGAGGCGGGCTCGCTTCCCCTACGAGCCCGCCGGCTGCCGGCCTCAGACCTGGGGCATGATGTCGTCGAAGACGACCTCGTGCTTCTGGTCCGCGATGATCTCGAGGTGGGCGTTCATCTTCTTGACGGCGCCCTTGTGGGTCTGGGTGTGCTTGACGATCTCCCAGATGTCCTGACGGTCCATCGTCTCCACGACGATGTCCCAGCGGGAATCCCTGTCCTCGTAGTGCTTCTTCGCGTAGTCGACCACGGAGGTGATCCGCGTGTCCTGCGGCTGGAACTGGTCCCCGCTCGGCTTCGGCGTGATCTCCACGTCCAAGGCCTTACCGGCGCCCTTCGGCTCGGGCTGGTCGGCCGGTAGCGTCTCGGCCGGCTTGCTGCTGGCCCGCTTCCGGGTGGTCGGGTTCGGGCGGTGGGCCGGCGTCTTCTTGGCGGTGTTCTTCCGGCCCTGGATTGCGGCTGCCATTTCTTTCTCCTTCATCTTTGGGGAGGCTTTCTTTACCTTCCCCTCCTGTGGCACAAGCGTACCACAGCCCAGGGCCTAAAAGTGCCATAATTGACAACGAGTTTTAGGAGCTCTTTAGTAGCGTCTGCGACTCATGTCGCGCAGGGCGGTGCGGGCAAGGTCTCGAGGGACCTGCCAAGTTTGCCCACTCGCTCGCTGTGTCGGTCGTTGACCTGGCACAGTGATACCTCCCCGGCCGGAAGTGCGCAGATAACTGAGTGCTTGAGTCAGGGAGTCGACCTGGTCATCACTAGCATCATGCGGGAAGTTACGGAGCTCACTGAGGAGATCCTGCACCCATTCATTACCTGGATCGCTAGGCAGCGGGAGATACACATTCCCCGACTCGATCTCAGGAGTGACTGCCCGTGCTCGAGCTTCTTTCGAGACCGTCGGATTGACTGGCTTCAGGCCAGAGATGTGGTCTCGCAGAGTGTCGATGATGGCGGTTCCGTTGGCCCGGTCTTCCACCAGTCGATCGTGCACAAAGCTCCCGAACGGGCTGACGAACTGATCATCGACACGCGCCCACTGCCTCATCTTCTCGAGGGTCTGGGTGAAGCTCCACCTGTCACGAACTTGGCTAATGAGATAGCGGTTAGCCTGATTTCGGGCCCATCGCTGACCCACCACAAAGTCGGAGACGTTGGTCGTGCCTCCCTTAAACGCCATGTCCCAGCTGTCACACCACTTCGCTCCAGTAAGAAGGCCTGGCTCGAGGTAGACAATCCGACCATCATCAGTGACCTTGGACGGGTCAGAGGTCCAGTAGCGCCACCAGCCCACGTCGAAGATAGCGCCTCGCGCAGGTGCCGGCCGTTGCTGGTACATCGCCGAGAACACATAGGTACCGACAGCGCGCTTAACGTCATCCCAGCGGTCAAGCGCCTCGCTACGGCTCTCGCTGATGATAGGGCTGAGCAGCGGGTCTCCAGTATTGCGGCCGATAGAATCATTGTTCTCAGCTACTGCAGGAACAACTACCTGCTCCCACTCGTTCGGGTCGCCCTCGAAGTCTGGGTTCAGCAGTCGACCGATGAAGTCATCTTCATGCCATCTCGTCATAACCACCACAACAAGATATGGAGGTTCAAGACGAGTTTGAACGACTGATAGCCACCAGTCCCAGATGTTCTGTCGCATGATCAAAGAGTGAGCATCGACGAAGTCCTTGATCGGGTCGTCGATGATGACCACCCGGGCACCTCGGCCAGTGAGCGCGCCGCGGATCGACGTCGTGTAGATGCCGCCGCCCTCCACCGTCTCCCAGCGGCTGCCGGCGCCTCCGTCCGGTTTGAGCGCGATCCCGAGGTCTGGGTGAGCTTCGATGTTCTCCCGGACGTTCTTGGCCCAGGCAGCGGCCAGCGTGGAGTCATAACTGGCCTGGATCAGCTTCCAGTCCGGGTGACGACGCAGCATCCACAGCGGCGCCTTCTGGGAGACTAGGAACGTCTTGCCGGACCGCGGAGGCAGGCTGATGGCCAGTTTGCGGTTCTTGCCGCGCTCGACGTCCCTGACGGCCCTGGCGAGCCGGTTGCTGATGTGCTCCAGGTGCGGGCGCACGACGAAGCCCTCATCGAGCTCACGAGCCTGCTCGAGCGGTGTGAGCGGCAGGCCGATGCCGGTCTTGAGCCGGTACTCCCGAGACAGTTGCGCGATCCGGCTGATGACCATTCGAGCCTCGTCCTCCGACGACGCCTGCTCGGCCAGTTCGCGCAGCCGCTCCAGGACGTCGGCGAAGTTCTCTTTGCCGTCCCACTCGACGTCGTGCAGCCGCTGCTCGGAGACCCTCATCGGGCCCGGCCCGCTTCGAATTCGACGTACTCCGGCTCATCAGGATCGTAAGGATTCGGGCCAGTGTTTCTCGTGGCGCCGTCCTCGATCGCCGGCGGTTCGTCGACCACCTCGGCCTCCACGACCTCCGCCGCACGCTCACTCATCAGCCGTTCGAGATCGGCCAGAGCACCCTGCATCTCGTTGCGAATGCCGATGTTCATGTCGATCTTCGTAGGAGCATAGAGCCCATTGATCTTCGAGCGCTGCTGACTAATCTTGAGGAAAACATCGATGGCTTTGAGATCGCCTCGCAAGACTTCCTGCCACACTGCCAGTTGAGCTCGGTCCAGGCGCTGATTCTCAATCTCACGCATCTCAGCGACAGTCTGGTTCTCCGCGCGCTGCAGCGTGCCATTGATAAGCCCACTGACCTGACTCTCACTAACACCCAGGCGCTGCCCGATCTGCACTCCAGTAAAGCCGGCCAGACGCATGGCCATGGCTTCCACGCGTCGCGCAGATCGCTCGTCTTCCTCTACCGCAGTTCGATGCTTAAGATTGTCCTCAAGCGGCATCCCACCCAGTTCATCTTTCAGGGCTTCCGCCATCTCGCGGGCGACAATCACCTCACTGGCGGCGTCGCTGGCGGCCACTGGTTACCCTTGAGCGCGGACCGTCAGCGTGTCCAAATCAGCCACAGAAAGGCCGGGCAGACTAGCGGACTTGACGTCGAATTTGTGGAAGCAGCTCGGGCAGGTGACCTTGGTGACCGGCGTGATCGGTGCCTCCTTGATCGTGGCCACGTTCTTCGAGGCCTTGTCGATCTCATCCTGTGTAATCTCATCGTCGGAGATCATGCCGACCTCGAGATCCACGTCCGGGAAGTAGGACTCGAGCAGCGCCTCGTCCCACTCACGGAGCTCCAGCACGAGAGACTTGTGGTCCCATTCGCTCAGCTCATTGGTGCGGTTGTCGACCAGACGGTACTGACGGGCCTGCTCGTCGGTGATGTCCAGCAAATAGACCTGGACCTCCTTGACGCCGAGCTCCTTGAGCGCTGTGTAGCGCGTATGGCCGACGACGATCTCGTTAGTGGCCTTGTGCAGCGCAATCGGTTGGACGTAACCGTAGCTCTCGATCGACTGCTTGACTGCTTGGACGGCTTCGGCAGTGATGCGCCGCGGATTGTTCTCGTACGGCTTGATCTTCTCGATAGCCATCATTGTGGCTTCGGGCAGCTGGATCTGCATGTTCACACGCTCTCTGGGGTATTGGCCTCGTCAGGCATGATGATCCCACTCATGACTTGTTCCCTAGTGACCTGCTGGATCCACTCGTGGAAGCACATCGGGCAGACGAACTCGACCTCGGTGTCCACGTCGTCCCAGTCATTCCCGCCACTCCCGTCGCGGACGGTGACCGAGTTCTCTTCGAGGTCAGCATCTGCTCCGATGATGTCCGGGAACAGCGCGCGGAGATAGGTGTCGTCCGCTCCCTCGAGCTCGGTCACCAGCTTCTCGAAGTCCCAGAAGGCGTACTCGTTGGCCCGGTTGTCGATGACACGCAGCTGCTTCACCTGGTTGCCGCTGAGGTAGTCGATCTTCATCACGTCGACCTCGGTTGCGCCCAGGCTCCGCATCGCCGCGTAGCGGGTGTGACCGATGATGATGGTGTACTTCTCGTCGACCACGATCGGCTGGCTGTAGCCGTACTGCTCGATCGACTTGCGGACGGCGCCCACGGCCTCCTCGCTCAGCCGGCGTGGGTTGCGCCAGTACGGCACCACTGTGTCGACGTGGACTCTCTCGATGGAGCCAGTCTTGGGATCAGGCACGGTCAGACTCCTTCAGGGAGGATCTCGCCGGGGTGCGCTCGAGCGTACTCGGCACGCGCCTCGTTCTGAGTCTTGGTGGTCACGACTTTGCTGTACTGCCGATCGGCGAACAGCTTGCTGAAGCCGGTGATGTGCTTGAGCCGGGCGAGCTCCTCGGCCTCGAGCCCGAGCTTGCGGCAGATCGTCTCGTCGTCCTCACCGGCCTCGAGCATCTGGAACACGAGGCTACCCATGCCGGCCACGGAGTGCTTGCCGCGCGCACGGTTGTGCCGGACGGTACTGGCGATGCGGTCTGCGATCGACTTCTCCAGTATGACCACCGGCAGGTAGCCCTTCGAGTTGTCGACGATGTCCTGGTAGCGGCGCATGGTCGTGTAGCGGTGGAAGCCGTCCACAATCGTGTACTTCTCCAGCTCCGGATCCCAGATGGCCACAATTGGCTGTGTGAATCCATCTTCGCTCACAGAAGTATGCAGCAGCTTCATCTCCTGGCCGGCCACCGCATTCGGGTTGTAGTCGTTGGCCTGGATCTGACTGACGTGCACCAGCTGCACGCGCGCCACCGGCATCACGCTCTCGAGAAGTGTGCCCTCCAGATGGGAGTAGGCCTGCTTGATGTTGGCGTTGTACTGCTCCACCAGCGCCTGCAGCTCCGGAGTCGGCTCCGGGACAGAGACCGAGGTGGTCCTGCCCTTCTTTGTCGCAGTGCCGGCGATGTCGTTCTGCTTCTGCTTGATCGTGTGCTCGAGGTTGTTCTTCGAAGCCTCAGACTGGGACACTCTTGCCTACCTTCTTGTACATGTCGGAGACCGCGCGCTTAGAGACCATGTACTGCTGCACCCCAGTACCGTAGATGTCTCCGCCGATGACGCAGCCAACGATGACCTTCGCCCGATCGTCTACAGGGATGTGCGGCAGGTTCCTGTTGAGCGAGTCCCAGTGCTTCTGGTACATCGCTCGATGTTCATCATGCTGCGCCAGGTGCTCGATGAGATACGCCGCATACTCGGACCAGTCATTGAACATGTACGGCAGCTTCTTCGGCAGGTCTCTGCCGACGTGGCCGAACGTGTTGATTCCCGAGAGACGCCTGACTGCGGCCTCCCACGTCTCCGGCTCCGTCTCCTGCAGCATGTGCAAGCCGGCCAGGGCTGTCTCGTGAGTGTAGTTTGACACGCGCATCATCTTCGGCTTCACGCCATAGCGGAACATGGTGTCGTAATACGTGTTGTAACGCCAGCCGTTCGAATGGATTGCCTTCCAGACGTCACGGTAGGACCAGTCGAAGATCGGATGGAACATCGTGTGAGGCGCGATCTCGCCCGGGCCCGACGCGTAGGTGACCCACTTGTGACCTGGGTTCGTCGTCAGTGACAGGCGTCGTGCCGGCGACTCCTCTGCTCGCATGCCAGTCAGCACCGCGGTCTTGCCGAGGGCGCAGTTCATGGCGAACAGCATGTCCTTGAACCGGTCGACCGGGCGCCCGTCGGGGTAGGTGTACGGGTTCTCGTGGATCGAATTCGGCTCCTTGGGCCGGACCCACTCCTCGCCAGGCTCCCAGCAGTTAAGCCATGGGTAGTCGTGGTTGGTGGCGTTGAAGATGCGGAACGGAGTCTGGAACCAGTCGAACTGGATATCCTCGCGCTCGTTCATGATGTAGCGCTGATAGTCGACTGTGGCCTGGTACTCACACTCCTGGTCCAGCCACTGGACCTTCACCGGGGCGCAGCCGAGCTCGCGCGCCACTCGGGTGGCCAGCTCGAGCACCACCGTGCTGTCCTTACCGCCAGAATTCGACACGGCCACGCGGCCCTCGAACTCATCGAAGATCCAGCGCATGCGGTTAAGCGCCGCGGTCCAGACGTCCACCGAGGAGACGATCGCCGGCCGGGCACGGCCGATGATGACCGGCCGGTCCCTGCTCGCCGGCGGCTTCTTCGTCACCCTGCCGGCGGCCTTGAACTTGTCCACTAGCCGACCTTCGTGACCTGGAAGTTGTTGAGACGCATGACGGTTCCGTCGCGCTTGAGACACTCTTCGCGCGCTACTTCCCTCGAGGCATCGCTGTGGAGTGGCATGCCCTCGTAGTCCGGCCAGTAGCCAGGAACGTAGTGCATGAGCATGACCTTCGGAGAGATCTCGAACATACGCGGGATGTAGGCCGGGTCGATGTAGCTGGGAGAACCGAAGAGACTGATGACGGCGCCGAACCGCATGGAGTCCGGCTGGCTGTCACAGAAACTCTCGAAGGAATTCAGACTGCAGACATGCTCTGCCTTCGGGAACTTGCTCTGGAACTTCTTCAGCATGCCTTCGGACGGGTCCAGTCCCTCGTACATGTGGATGGTGGTGATGCCCATCTCGAGAGCCAGGCCCGTGCCGCAGCCGACGTCCAGCACGAAGTCCCGCGGGGTAATCAGGCGCATCGCCATGTCCATGACGATCGCGTTCTCCTCGAGGCAGTACGCGTCGGAGTAGCTGTCGTCGTAGGTGTCGGCGAGCTGGTCGTAGATGGCGGCCGGGTTCTTCACCACCAGGTCATTGGCCAGCAGGTAATCGATCAGCGTGGCATAGGTGTACTCCGACGAGCCGCCATACCACCAGCGGTCGCCATCGGTCACAACGAAGTTACGATCGTCCTGACCATGGTAGGGCGTCACCTCGTACAGAGCCTGATCCACGGACTGCGACCGCAGCGTGGCCTGCATCCCTGCCGGCACCTCAAACATCTGCAGATCCCTTCATGACCACCACGGTGTAGTTGCCCTCCTCGTACACGCGGCCCAGCGCGCTGAGCTCGCCGGCGGTGCGCTTATGCTCCGGCTCGAGCGACTCATGCACCTGCGGCCGGTCGTTCTCGAAGCTCAGGAACGCGTAGTTCCTAGTCATCCGTCGCACGGCCTCCAGCTCGTCGTCGCTCAGGTGCGAGGCGGCGCCGAACGAAGCGACCGAGTAGTCGAAGATCTGCCCGGTCTCCCAGTCGGCGAACTCCTGCACCGTCGCCGGCACGTAGCTCTTGAGCCGCGGGAACTTCTCCCACAGGCAGTTCATCATGCCGGTGCTCGGGTCCAGCGCGGTAGTCGTCTCGGCCCGGCACAGGTGCGCCTCGAGGGAGCCCCCGGTGCCGGCACCGATGTCCAGGAAGGTACCAGTGCGCCCTTGCAGGACAGACTCGACGACCTTCCACATGCCGATGCGGTCCGAGCGATCGACTGGCGTGTACATCTTGTCCCACCAGGGCGCCACCGCGTCGAACGGTGCCCAGTAGTCAGACATCAGCGAGGGCACGTCCTGCTCGCCGTACGTCTTGCCGTCGGTCGCGTAGTTGAGGATCAGGTTCTCCGAGTGGTCGCGCATCTCCATCGTCCACCACCGGGGCTGGAGCAGGCGGCTGTCGACCTCGCGCTCGGGTCCGTGGAGGTAGATGTTCGGCCGGCCGTTGAACTTGCCCGGGAGGCCGAAGTTCACCAGGGCGCCGTACCACCGGGACCAGTCCTCGTCGCTGATGGTCTTGAACCGGACCAGGTAGGAGTGCGGCGTCGAGCTCATCGAGCGAGCGAAACGCCACTTCTTGTCCGGGTAGAAGTTAAACCACCAGTCCAGGTCAGAGGGGCGAGCCAGCAACACGGTCTGTCATCCTTTCAGCCAGCTCAGTGACTCGAGAGTCAACCGAGATCGAGATCTTGCCGGTGAGAGTGGGCTCCCACGGGATGTCTGCAAACTCCGGGTCAGCGATTGTGCATGCCGGGTGCCGATGCCTGCCAGGCACGTGGTTCTGGGTGGACTTCACATCGAGGTGAGTGAAGATCGCTCGAGAAGTCATCGCGCTCTTCGTGCCGTACATCAAGTTGTACACCGCGGACAAGCCATCGTCCCACTTGCGATAGCGCCACTGGTCCATCTGGTACACCCCGTCGACCAGATTCCAGTAGCGCTCGAGGTGATCGGCACGGTAGGCGACGGCCTGGCCCCAGACGGCATTGATGTGCTCGCCGTACGCCAGGCCTCGCTTGGCCAGTTTCAGGCCGTGGTCGCTGAAGTGGCACAGCGAGACGAACGGATGCGGCGAGCCTTCTAGCGCTGCCTCGAGCTCTTGCGCCCAGTTAGCGGCCGCCGGCACTGCGTCATCCTGCATGATGATCGCCCACTCGCTGGAATTGCCGCGCATGAGCCGGCTCTCGGTCCGGGCGCCATGTACACCCCTGCGGTAGGTGTTCAGGATCCCAGTCTTCAGCGGGTCACGCAGAACCTTAACCGGCGCAACTGGCTCGAGCACCTTCTGCAAATGCTCGACATTGATATCGCGCAGTTCGTCAAAGCCCGGCACGTGCATGATGAAAAACTTGGTGATGGTAGACATCAGCGGAAGTCCTTGCTCTGTCGGGCTGAAGATCTCTTGGGGTTGATTTCTGAGGTCCACCGCTCGTGCTGCACCAGTGACGGAACACTCATCCAGTAGCGCATCTTCTTCTGGGTCATCCACGCGCCCATGGCAATGTCGTAGCCGGTCTTGTGCTCTGGGTGCTTCTCCGGCCAGTCGCTGGTGAATTCCAGCAGCTGCTCCGCGGCTCCGGCCGGCAGGTAGTAGCACTGGTTCATGAGGAACGTCCGGCCCGGCTCGTAGCGGGATTCCTCGATACTGCGCAGATTGAAGAACTGGATGATGTCGCCGGCATGCTCGGCGATGACCGCCTCGATCCGCGGCCGCCAGTTCGGCGTCAGCGCGACGTCGTCCTCGAGGATGATCCCAGGCCCGGAGCCCAGGGCGGCCAGCACGCGGCGGAAGGTGTCGAACGCGTCGTGATTACGATCGAGCACGAGAGTGGCGCCAGTGGCCTCGCGCAGGGACTTCGCGCGCTTGAGCCTGCGCAGCTCCCACGGCACGGCCATGATGAAGGTGGGCGTCGGGGACTCGGTCACGACGGCTCTCCCGTCGGATTCAGGCGCTCGCGCTCGACGAAACGCTCGATAACCTGGCGGTAGACCAGAGCCTCTACCTCGACGCGGATGGTCTCGTACTCCGCGGAGTGGATGTCGGCCAGGCGCTTGCGCGCGGTCCGGGACACGGCCTGGTTGAAGCGGTTGCATGTGCCGCAGAGACTGCGCCGGCTGCCGATGCGCGCGTTGCCGCCGAAGCCCTGCTGCCGGCACTCAGGGCACGGCAGCGGTGGGACGTCCGGACGCTTCAGGTGCACGTGCGAGAGCGTACTACGTACAACGCCCACATGACGAGAGGGCTCGGTCCAGATTCAGACCAAGCCCTTCGCCACCACTTCCCGGATTCCCTGCTCGAGTGTGCCGCTCGAGGGCATTCCGGCTGGCCCAGTGGTCGGGCTGTGGAGATGGTAGGGATCGAACCTACACGCGATGCTCCGGCCGCTCCATCTCTGGAACGCCATGGTGCCGTGCCCGCTCTACCAATTGAGCTACATCCCCAATGAGCCGCTGTTTAAAGGCACTTGCTCAAGGTGCTTACCGCCTCGGTTGGACGGTGGTTGCTGCCCCATCTTCGTCACTAACGTTGTACGAAGCCTATCTCCTACGCTCGAGGTACTCAGATCCATTTCCCTCGAGATCCCGGATTGCGAGTGATTCCTTCCTCACTACGGGACCGAATGTGTGCTGGTCTCCTCCGACAGATTCTTGGTGTACTTGCGGTCATATGTGATCCAGATCTGCTCGTCGTGACACTCGACCTGAACCACATCATCGGCTGTTTGGTACTGATCCAGCAACTCACGCGCGGCGATGGAGAAGACCTTGTGGACCTCCGACCAGTCCGCTGGCGCAGAGAGCTTCCAGACAACCTTCGTCGTCGTGATCTCGATCCGCTCAGCCTGCATTGGTCTTCTCTCTCAGAGTGATCTCATCCTGCAGGTACCAGATCGCCTTCTTCAAGTCCTCGATGGTGTCGTTCTTGAGGTCGCATCTCCATACATACTTCGTCGCGTTACCGAGGTTGAAGCCCATGTGCCTGACAATGTCAATGCACTCGATAGGCTTCCCACATCCGGAGCACACTGCCTTACTCGAGGTGTAATGCTTCGGGTGGTTGACTGGGTCATGCTGATCGCTCATCGGAGATCTTCCTTCGTCAGCATCGGAACGTTGTTCTCCACGTACCAGCGAGCCTGCGTCCAGCCCTTGAAGTTGGCTGACCGGAAGGACGATGAACTCGGAGTAGCCACGTGCTCCCACGGAGACCAGTGACCCGACTGCTGCAATCGCTGTGCGAGAACCACGTCCTCGTAGGAATCTCGCCGGCCATCATGCGTCAGGTAGCTAACTCGAGCGCACCGGCCGACACACGCAGAGATCTTGTCCAGAGGTGTCAACTCGAAGTCGTTCAGGTGAGCCATCGGCAAGTGCCACTCACCTGGGAACAACTTGGCCGGCTTACTGAGCTGCATCGCATCGCGGATCGCCTCGGCCACCTTCCGCATCTCCGGCTGCGCTGCGGGGTGGCAGCGGAGCTCGAAGAAATTCTGCCACTCGGTGGCACTCACGATGACGGTATGCCACATGAACGGCTCGAGGAGCCGGCTAGCAATCTGCTTGTGGATGTTCTTGGCGAGCAAGATTTCCACCTGCTTGACTGCAAACATGCGCGCGTCGAGCCAGGCGTGCCGGCACTCCACATACTTCTCGTCTTCGGGCCCGATGTACTCCTCTGCAGACATGCCCGGCTGATTGATCGGGAACTGCTCCGGGACGAACGGATCCTCCATCACACGCTGGATCTGCTTCTTCACCGGGATCGCCCGGCTCGAGGCGCTGTTCCGCGAGAACACTCGGTGCGTGTTGAACTCAGCCAGCACGATCCGAGGCATCACTACCTCGAGGGTGGTGAGCCTGTGGCCGTACTGTTCGGTGCTGTCCGCCAGCACCCGCGCTGCGATACTCATCTCCGATGATCCTCCAATGAGTACAGCTGACGCCACGCGCCCGGCTCTGCCATCTCGTACATGCCAGTGTTCTTCACCCAGCACTGAACGGGAAGAGGACAGTCTGCAGGAACTGAAGAAGGCAGATCAGCTATCGAATCTCGCATTGCCAGCCGACGGGATCCGTCTGACATATGAACAAACTCGATCACTTCCGCCTCCCCGACTTCTGCTCGACGTACGGGAACTGCTCGAGATCCATGTCCAGCACCTTCATCAGGACCGCAGCTGAGTGATAGCACGTGGGTCGGTTGGCTCGGTTGGTGCCGTTCGGACACGTGCACGTCGGCCACGGGACGTCCAGGTCCTCGATGTCGACGAACCCCACGAGGTACTCAGTTGAGCCCTGCACGAGCCAGCGGCCGTCCTTCAGCTCCTCGAGCTTGCCCTGCTCTACGAGCTGACGCGCCTTCCAGAGAACTTCTGGAGTGTAGAGATCCTTGAACTCCTTGTTCGCCCAGCTGAGGTCGAGGCGGCCCTCCGCGGCTTCCTCGATCGCTCCCTGCTTGTCGAACCGTTCCTGCTGCTTGGCTTCGAAATTGGAGAGGTCGATCTCTATCTCTCCATCAGAATCCGCTGAGGTCAACGATTTCCTCCTCGTCTGGCTTGGGCTTCTCGATGATGGGCAAATGGTTGGTCAAATCGACTTCCTCTCCGTCATCGATCTCGTCTAAGCTCGGGGCGGGTGGAGCGGCCAATTCGAGTGGTCGCTCCACCTGCTTCATCTGAACCGGGTCGTAGCCTCGCTCTGCCTCAGCAGCAAGCTCAGCCATGGCATCTTCGTCGTCGGGGTCGATCTCTCGCCTCAGCAAGCCAGCCAGTGGATACGGCCGGAAGATTGACTCGAACGGCCAGATCTGCATAACGATCGCTGAGTCCGGGACCTTGAGCCCCGTCCACATGACTCCTCTGAATGCGGCGCCGAACGCATCGACAGTTTTCCATCCGAGACAAGTAAGGACCTCTCCTTGAGAGATCCTTCTTGACCATCCGGAAATTGTCTGCTCGCCATGAAGGAGGAGACCCTCGAAGCGGGCCCCCTCCTTCATGACTCGGAACTTACGTCCCTCGATGTAGTCCGCGCCGTGAGGCTCAGACATTCACCGTCTCGTACTCGGCCTGCTCGGCCTCGATCTCGTCCTCGGCCGCATTCTCAAGCTCCTGCTCGGTGACCTGCTCTCCGCCGGCGAACTGCGCGTACAGCACGCCGTCACGCCGCGCGGTCTTGAAGCCCTCGGGCAGCTCGGGCTTGGTCTTGCGCTCGACCGGGTACTGAGCCCAGCGTCCCGGGTTCTGCTCCAGGGCGGCCAGGAATTCCACCAGTTCGGGCTTGAGCGGGCGCTTGCCGCGCTCGCCGGAACGGATCGGGGGGAGTTCGTCGAGGAACTGCACCATGATGTCTTTCCTTTCTGTTGGTTTGGCCGGTGGGCCGGTGGTGTCAACCTTACCAGTCACGGGGACAACTGGTAAGGCTGACACCCCGGTTATTAGGAGCCGATACTCGCG